CTTGCAAATGCGTCACGGACCTGGTGCTACGGTACGGACGAAAAAGTCTGAAGCCAGTTGGCAAAGAAAATTTGCTTCTGGTTTCTCGTGTAGCGCCGAACTGTTCTACTCGGGGCACCTACCAAGCGTGCTCAGAGAGTTACCGCACTGGACAGCAGCCTTCGCGTCGTATTACATAGACGATGATGGCTGGTTGTGCGAGAGTGTTCCTGTTGAAATATCAGCAGGGCACTTACAGTTCGCCCTCAAGAGCGCGAAGTCTCTTCGCACCATTGTAAAGAAGCCCGGGCTGAACGTTGTAGTTCAGCAAGGACTACTGCAATGGATAGAGAGACGGATGTATCGCGCTGGAATCAATCTTCGCGACCAGTCCATAAATATGAACAGGGCGCGGATTGGCTCCATCGATGGGTCTATTGCGACCATCGATCTTAGTAGTGCCTCTGACACCGTCTGCATAGAACTTGTCCGGTTCTTGCTCCCTCCTGAGTGGTTTGACATACTAGCGTCAACCCGCACGGGGGCGGTTGTCTACGGTGATACTACGGTCACCCTCGAGAAATTCTCTTCAATGGGAAACAGTTATACATTCCCGTTGGAGAGTCTAATCTTTTGGGCTTTATGCACGTCCATCGACGCCAGCACAACTGTGTATGGTGACGATATCGTGTGCAAGACCGAGCATTACGCAGATATCGTAGAACTGCTCACTCTTTGTGGCTTCTCCGTGAATATGGAGAAGTCGTTTTGGAGTGGGCCGTTCCGCGAATCTTGCGGAGGCGACTACTTAAGAGGCATTGACATTAGGCCTTATTACCAAAAGCACCTGGTAAGTGGCCAAACCCTCTTCTTATTGCACAATTTCTATATGCGCAATAGAGAACCCGATAGAGCCCTGAAGGTTCTGGAGAAAATCCCAGAATCTCTGAGGCTTTTCGGACCGGACGGCTATGGGGACGGCCATTTAATTGGTCATCCTTGGTCGCCTCGGGTGTCGCCACGGCTCCTTGAAAAGGGCTATGGCGGGGTTTCGTTCGACACTTTCTGCTCCGCAGCTAGGCGTGAGCCTTCGCTGTATCCGGGTGATTGGGTTACTCCTCTGTACTGCATCTATCAACGCAGTGCTGAAGAGCCGTCCAAGCTCGACTTTACCAAGTCGGGCCGGCCTTTATGGCCGCTTCCCGATGCAGATAGTTACGTTCGTAAGTCAATCTACACGTTCGAATGTCCCTAATTAGGGACTCTCCGAAAG